CGAGGCAGAGGACAAGGCCAACGCCGCCCGCGTCAAAGCACAGCAAGACCAGATTTCCAAGGAGCAATCCGATGAATACCAGAAGCGCATTGCCGATGCTCGCGCTCGTGCTGACCGCCTGCGCCGCGAAGGCTCCAGTCCTGCCAATCCCGGCAGTCCCGCAAAACCGGGTGTGTCCGGCCTATCCGCTCCCGCCCCAGGAACTCCTGAAGGCCCCCCGGACGGACTTCCTCTCCTCTGCACCGAACAAGGAATCCAGCTCGACGAACTGATTAAGTGGGTTGAGCGGCAGGCTGCCGTCGATCCGAATACGGAAGCACCCGGCAAGTAGCCGGGGAGCGGAGCGGGGACTGTGGATTTTGCCAATGAAAACGAACCGCGCGTCCTGTTTCTCGACATCGAGACCAAGCCCGCGATAATCGCGAGCTTCGGCATCCGTGACCAGCACATCGGCCACAAGCAGATTCTCCGCGACGGCGGGGTGATCTGCGTCGGCCTCAAATGGGCCGGCAAGCGCACGAAGGTCTATTCCGATTGGGAGCACGGCCACGCCGAAATGCTCCGCATCGTCCACGAGCATCTGTCAGAGGCGGACGCCGTAGCGACGTATAACGGGGCGAGCTTCGACATTCCCAAGCTGCTCGGCGAGTTCCTGATCGCCGATATGCCGCCACCTCCACCTCCCACGCAAATCGACATCTACAAGGCCGTCCGCAAGCTCGGCTTCATCTGCAACAAGCTCGATTATGTTGCGCCGCTGCTCGGCCTCGGGGCGAAGGTGAAGCATGACGGCCTCGAAATGTGGCTCTCCGTCATGGATGGGGACGCCAAGGCCCAGAAGCGCATGGCCCGATACTGCGCTGGCGACGTTGACCTAACCGAACAGGTTTACGAGCGGGTGAGGGCCTACGTGTTCGATCACCCTCACATGGGAATGACGCCAGCGCTCGCTTGCGGGTCCTGCGGGTCGAACCAGGTGCAATCGCGCGGGGTGCGGCGGACTAAGGCGCGCTTCATTCAGCGGCTTCAGTGCCAGCGGTGCGGATCGTGGCAGTCTGGAAAGCGGGTGAAGGCATGAAGCGCCTTGAAATCACCAAGGGGCGCGGGCGGCTCTATTTCGACCCCGCCACCAGCTTTATCCGTATGGACTACAACGGCTCCGGTCCAACAATGGAGCTGTCACGAGAAGAGAAGATCAAGCTGATTGCGTCGGTTTGGGCGTCGTTGAAGAGCCAACCGTAAGCATCAGCCGGATCGCCACGCTGGCCGGTCCGGTAATCGGCGTCTCTCCCGACTCCCAGCGGCGCACCGTGCGGCCTCCGCCCTTGCCAAGCGCCAGCGCCTCAGCGAGTCCATTGGTGGACAGGCCGAGATGCTGACGGGCGGCGCGGACTTCAGCGGGGGACACGGCCACCCATTGTGCGAATCCATGCCACATCTTCGGCTGTGGCCTTACGGACACCGCGAAAGAACGATGTGCCGCAGTCGCGGATGGCTTCAGCGCGAGCCTGTTGGATGCTCTGTGCGGCGATGAGGCCGACGCCAAAGTCGCTTTCGTGCAGATAGAGCGTGTTCTTTCGCATCACGCGCCCTCCGTCACTTCATCAACATACCATCCGGCGTCGGTATCGCAGCGCATGAGCATTCCGCGCTCCAGGCGCTCGATCTCACGCTCGGACTTTCCGGTGATCTCGACCTTGCCGGGATTTTCGGCACGTTCACCCGTGCGCGAGTTGACGAATTGCAGGAACTTGCGCGTCATCTGATTTCTCCTTCTCAGGCGGGCCACTGGCCCAGGGTTCGACATAGGGCATTGCGCCCTAAGTGTCAAGCACCGCGCAAGGGATTGCAGCGCGATAGCGGCGAGACTGCGTAGCAGGCTCGACCCGAAGGGCAAAAGCCCGGTCGCGTAGCGATGCGCCCAAGATCAGTCGGTATCACTATCGCTCTGCTGGGAACGGGCGGTGGCGGCGAGCTTCGTCAGCTCGTAGGCGAATTTCACCTCGGCTGCTCGCTTTCGTGGGTTCGCCAATATCTCCTGCGCCCACGCATCCATTCCGTCCGCCAGCCCCACCAGCCTTTGCCTGTTATCGGGCACGGCAATTCTCCCCGCTGTCAGCTCCGCAGTATAGGCAGCAACCTAAGCCTGGATGAACCTCATTCGTCTCGCAGCGCTTCGGATGGCCCAAGCGTTCGGCCCATCGCAGCTTTCGCTCGATTCCTTCGGCGACGACCTGCGGATCAACGTCGCGCTCCATCCGGTCCATCCTATTTCTCCTCTATGCCATCGGAAAGAGCTGCGCGGGGTGAGCATGAGGCGGTCAGCATCCCCTAGCCTATGCGGCCAGGTTGACGGTTAGCGCTTCATCGGGAGCGCAACCGCTTCCCTCCACGCGCGGCGTGCTTCGCCGCAAGATGTTCAGCGCAGCGTTATGATCGGCGTGAGCAGCGAAACCGCAGTGACGACAGGTAAAGCTAGCTTGGCTCTCGCGGCTTGCCTTGTCGATGGTTCCGCAGGCCGAGCAGGTCTGCGATGTGTAGCGGGAATCGACCTTAATCAGCGCCCCGCCGCGCTCTTCGAGCTTGTAGGCCAGCACCCGCTCAAAAGCGCCCCAGCCTTGCTCCAGAATACGTCGATTGAGCCCGCGCTTACCTGCTCCGGCTCGCGTCATGTTCGGGACATTTAGGGCTTCTAGCGTCACGGCTCCGAACCGAAGCGCGATCGACAGCGTGGCCTTGTGACGCCAATCAGCCCGACGCCGCGCAATCGATGCGGCTAGCAGGTTTAGGCGTCGGCGCTGCTTCCTGTAGCGGTTGGAACCCCGCACACGGCGCGCGAGAACCCGCTGCGCCTTCCGCTTCCGCCGTTCAAGGGCGCGCAGGTCGGGCGTGGAAATCATTTCACCAGTGGACAGCGCCAGCGTGTTCGCAATTCCCCGATCAATGCCCACGGGCGGTAAATCATTCTCGATTGCCTCGTGCTCGATCTCGCATGAGAAGCAGACGTGCCAACCATTCGCCGCCCTAGCGACAGTCACGTTAGAGGCGCGGCCACGCATCGACCTCGTATCGCGAAATTTTACCCATCCAATCTTCGGCAGCCGAACCGCTGACCATTTGGCATTGAGCTGGCGCACCGGCGTTTCGCGGCCCTTGACGCGGAAGCTGTCATTTCGGCCCTTGCGCCTAGGAGTCGGGTAACGTGATCGACCAGAGAAGAACCCGGCGAACGCCCCGTCTAAGTCACGTAGCGCTTGCGTAAGGGCATCGTGAGGGACGGAAGCCAACCATTCGACCTCCGCCCGTAGCTGAGTCAGTTCGCGCCCCTGCGAAGCGAAGTTGAATTGTCTACCCGTGGCCGCGCGATATTGCCGCCAGAACGTCGATCGCTGCTCCAGTGCCAGGTTGTAGATGAAACGGGTCGCGCCGGCGAACCGCGCGAACAGCTCTGCCTGCTCCGCAGTGGGCTCCAACTTGTAGCGGAAGGCGCGCTGAATCACCGTTTGTTCCTAGGCGCTCGCGAGGGGAAAAGCCATCTACTTCCCCTCCCTCATTGATGCGGCATGGGTGCGGGCGAAGTATCTGCGTCCGCGCTCAAGGGCATCATGAAACGCCTGCGACTGATAGGGCTGACCGCTGTTGTCGATCTGGTCGAACGGCCCGAGTGGCATTGATTCGTTGGCATTGCCGATGATCGCCCGAAGAATGTCCTCCACCATCTCCTCCCTGCTCACGGCTGCACCTGATCGGCATGGGCCGCGCTCCATTCGGCGAATTGAGCTTTCAGCCAAGCCTCGTTTTTCTTGCAGTCCGTGTAGCGATTGTCGTTGCCGCGCAGGATTGCGATTGCCTCGCCAAGGCCTAGCCCGCCACGTTCAGCGAGCCGCTTGAGCGTCTGACCGTGGTTCGCGAGCGCCTGTTCCTCGTGGGGTTCGAAGAACGCGATTGGAAACTCCATTTTGGAGCACTTGCAGCCATAAAGGTGCCCGACCTTAATCGTGCTCACGGCTGCACCTGTGCGCGAGTGAGGGCGGCGCGGGCGCGTTCTTTGACGGCCTTGAAACACCGAAGGAAATAGTCGGCGTCAGTATCCTCGGCGAACCGCTGCTGGTTGAACACACTATCGTCGCTGATCGCGCTCAACGCCTCCACCAGCTCCTTGATGATCGCGGCGGCTTCGGGGCCGTCGGGGTTGGCTAGGCGTTTGCCGTCGTTACGAATGGCGCTGCCGGACCTTACGCGGCCCTTCGAATCTATGCTGACGAAGCCGCTTCCCTGCGCTGGAAGCACTTGGACCTTGCGCTCCAGCTTCTCGCAAATCGGTATCTGTTTCACTTCACACCCCCTGACTTGTTTTGGGCGATGTCCTGCGGACCCGCGCCCTCGTGAACGGAGCCGCTCTTCGGCGTCTCCGCCGTTCCGGCTTCGGTCGCTATCGCTGGTAGCTGTACGGGATTTGTACGCGCTGTGCCGGTTTGTTCCGCGCGCGTTCCTGCAAGATTCTGCAAGTGAAGCTGGCGCACCCGACAGGATTCGAACCTGTGGCCTCTGCCTTCGGAGGGAATTGCTCCAACCATCATTTATGATCCTGTTTTCAGCAGCTTAAGGCCGGTCTCTTTTTCGGCTTGTACGAGACCTGTACGAAAACCGGCCAAAATCTTGTCCTCGAAATTCTCTGCGTGGGTGTAGGTCCGCTTCATCAAAGCGGTGTCGCTCCACCCTCCAAACTTGCCCGCCGCCTTCTCATCAACCGGCTGCCTGACGTTGAACTCCTGGCCGAACCCATGACGACCGGCTGCGTGCGGCGACAGGTACGGTATTCCAGCATCCTTGCACGCCTTGCGCCATGCCTTGAGCGGACCGCACGACGACGCGAAGCCGAACACGCGCTTGTTCTTGTCCTCGCGTTTCCACCCTCTCGGGACCTTCGGAGCAAGGTTCGCCAGCTCGGCGACCAGCTCTGCCGGAATCGTTATCTCGCGGTCCGCGTGGCCCTTCGCGCCGGGAATCGTCACCCGCCCCTCGTCGAGCTTCGCAAGGTGCTTGGGCGTCATCTGGACAGCCTGCCCCACCCTCGCCCCGGTGGCGAACATGAACAGCGCCAGCGCTCCGTGCCTCTGCGGAGCCGTTTGGCGGAAGCGCAGAAGCCAATTCCAATCGCCCGGTCGCCGTTCTAGGCGGCTCGCCCTCTTACGCTTCTTGTCCTGTGCAACGCGCTCCTGCTCGGAATAGCCCTTGACCTTGATCGGCGGACATTTCCCCTTGTCGTTCGCGTTGTTGATGACGGCGCGGGCGGGAGTGACTACCCACCGCCTCCACGTGTCGGTGCAAGCGTCAGGGTAGAGCTTCGGCCCCAGGTCGCGGATCATTCCCGGCGTTATCCGGTCGCAGCGGATCGCCCCCAGCTCGCGCACCAAGGGCTTGAGATAGCGGGCCATCATCGGGGTTGGTTCGTACATCATGACGGCTCCCGCGAAGGTTAGCGGCTGCTCCTCTTCGCCGATGAGAAAGCGACGACGCTCCCGGTCCTCCCTCTCCGCGATCCAGTCCCGCGCTCCAGCCTCGTCAGATGCTCCAGTGCTTTCGCGGATGTAGCCGCTGATGGGCCGCCCGTTGTATTCGACGCGCCCCTTCGCCCACCAGGTTGAGCATCTGCGGTATGCGGTGAGCATGTGGACTCCAGTATCCGGTCGATTTGATCCGGCGTGATAATCATTGCTTTTCCGAGCACATGGCAAGCGCCCATTTCGCGCGCCCTCGCCCTCAGGGTCCGCTCGGATAGCGGCAACCCCTTGGCCGCGAACGCCTCACACCATTCACCGGGCGAGCGTCCATGCTCCAGAATGATGCTGTGAGCGGTCATAGCTCAAGCCTGTCGCGATCATCGGCGAGCTGAAGCGTGAATAGAGCGGTCAACATCATCGCTACGGCATGAAATCTTGTCAGGCGATCGAGCGCGACAAACGGGCCGATAAAGACAGCCGACACAAGCAGCCAATGGTGCCTGCGCGAGAACGTCCGCCACCAGCGCGAGGGATTGAAGCGGGAACCGGCGAGACGCGCAGCGGCTCGATCCCGAAGGGACGAAAGCCCGGTCCGAAGGACGCGCCTAAATGACAACATCGCCATCAGCCTTGCGGGTCGGTTCAAACCGCTGCGGGCTTTCCAGAAACGGGTTCCTCGTCCGCATGAGGAACGACAGGCTTGGCCCGTTCTTTTCCTCCTGCACGAGCTTGAGCTTTGGTTTCATGCTGCATCCTTCGCTTCGTCTGACCAGCGCACTCCATGCTCATCGCCGAATGCCTGGATGAAACTAATGAGGTCGCCCATCTGCGACTTGGTGAGGTGCGATGAGCGAAACCCCTTGGGGAACGGGCGACCGTCCAGCCCCTCCACGAACTGGCACTCCCAACCGCAGGCGTTCATGAAGATCGCCTTCCAGTCGTCTGGAGTGTGTCGGCGGCCAAGGGGACAAGCCACCGACACGTCCGTCAACATCGCCCACATTTTGTCATTCTGCGGCATCGTCCGCTTGGGTTCGCTAAGCGTCATGATGTATCCCGCAGGAGCCTTGTCGATCAGGCGGCGAGCGCGGGAGCGGTAAAACTCGCTGGACAGGATGACCTTGTGCGTCATTCCGCCACCTTCTTCTTCCACGCAGCGCCCATGGCCGTTCCGTCGAGCCATTCGAGCCAATAGGCCGTGACCACATCGCGCCCGTCGAAGCCGAAATACCGCTGGAAGTCCGGCCAACCCATGATGTCCGTCTGGAGCATATGCGCGCCGTCGCACATCGGCATGGAGGCGCTGTCCGAAACCTTCGTTCCCATGCCCTTGTCGCCCCACGGATCGAAGTGACACGCGCGGACCTTGCCCTCGCACTTATGCCTGTGCGGGGCGTGGACCGCGAGGAAGCATTGGCGACCGCGAAGCCATTTCAGGAACGGCTCACAGCGCTTGTATGCGTCCTCGCGGTGCGACTTCTCGATCCGGGGCTTAAAGGCGCGGTTGGAGAGCATCAGAAGGGTGCTTCGTCGTCCAGCTCAGCGCCAACGTAAGGGGCGGACCGCGCGGTGCCGGATCGCTGATTGGCCGGCGCATCGTTCCGCTCGCGAGGCTCGAACAGGTTTGCCACGCATCGCCCTTCGGCGTCGGGAAGCGGCAGGGCGTCGAAGATGAGCTGGATGCCCTTGTCGCCCTCGAACGCGGTTCCGATGCGCGTCCAGAAGGTTTTGTCGCGGCCCTTGCGCGGGGCCATGATATCGTATCGCTTGTTGCTCATGCGTTTGTCCTTTCGCTAATTCCGGCAAGCTCCTTGAGGCCGCGCAGGGTGGCCGAGACCTCGACCGACAGCGGAGTGAAATCGGCAGGCGATTCCGGGTGATTGGCGAACCACCATCCGGGGAGGTCGCGCTTGCACTGCTCGACAAACGCGATCACCTCCTTGTCCTGCTTCCACTCCTCGAACTCTTCGAGTGTCCCCATGCTGCGGAGGGTGCGGGCGAACTCTCGCGCCGCCTTTTCGAGCTTGGGGAGCGTGTCATACGGGCCGTCGAGCGCAGTCTTTTCGCGCTTCTTCGGCTCGCCGGTTGTCGGATTGTCGGGCTTCGGGCGGAACTCTTCCGTGACCTCGGCCACATATTTGTTGTCGTCGAATAAGCCGAGAAAAACGTCGGCGTTGAACCCGAGCTGCGACAGCCCCTTGGTGATAGCGTCCGTGACCGCCTTCTTCGGCGCGTCGCGGTCATGGCGCTGGCCGGCAATCTCCGCGCAACCGAGGATCGGGCCGAACGTGTTGTCGCGCTTGCCGTGCCACAACGTCACCGGAACGATAATGAGCGGGCCGACGATCTGAAACTCTCCGACCGTGTAGCCCCATCCCTCACCGACCGGGCCGAACAGCCTGGTTGCTTCCATGATCTGGTATTGGGCATCGATCGCCGTGAAGCCGCCGCGCTGGTTGACGCGCTTTGTGTGCTTGGGATCGGTGCGGCAGACCGCGTTCCACACGCGCATGTTCTCGGAAGCGCGCTTGTCGATCTGCTCGATGACCGTCTCGACAGTCTCGGCATTGGCGGGGGTTTTGAGGGCGGCGCGACTAGCCATTATCTTGATCCTTCCCCAATTCGGTTCGCCAACCACCCGTAAAGGAACGCCTCGTTGGCTGGGCGGCGCTCGGCAAGGCGCAGGTAGCGTTCGCCCTGGAGCGCTTCGAGCGCGCGGCACAGTATCGTCTCTCCGCTGCTCTGCCCGCGAATGGCGAAGAAGTGGCCGAGCGCCGCAAGCGTTGCCGCGCCAATCCTTCCGTCCGGCACAAGGTCCGGGTAGTCCTTCCCGTTGCGGTTGAGAGCCGTAAGGGCGCGCTGAAGAAATGTTACGGCAACCGCCGGCCCCATATTGATTCCCGTATCGAACAGCTCACTGGCGACACGGGGGGCAATCTTCGCAACCTCGTTTAGGCGGGGCCTTGTCCAGTAAAGGCGGAGATAAATCGCCTCCGCATCGCGCTTCCCAAGTTTCGACATTGGGCCAGTAAAGCCGTGCGCCCGAGCCACGGCCTCCGTGATGCCGTATTTGCACACGCCCCCGTCTGAGGCGTCGTTCTCCACGTATCCGCCAGCACGCTCGATTACGGCGGCTATCTGCTCTTCGATGGTCATGAATTGCTGGCGGGCGCGTTATTAGCGCCACCCGCTCCTCTCTTGGTGTGAAGATAGCGCTCTGCCGCATGGGCGCGGGTGCATGACCGACATGTCCGCTTCCCTCGCTCAGCGCCGTAGACATTATCCGGCGTGTATTCGTGACCGCGCGGGCAGTGCGTCTTGCGCTGCTGGTAGCTCCGGCGTTTCGCGGTCCGATCGGCTGCGTTGTCTTTATGCGTACCAAGCCAGAGATGTTCCGGGTTGCAGCACGGCGGATTGTCGCACGAGTGACAGACAATCATCCCATCCGGGATCGGTCCGTATGCAGCCTCATAAGCCACTCGATGCGCCCTGAATGGGTAGCCTTTGCCGCCTTTGAGTTTCAGTTGCCCGTAGCCGTCTCGGTTCCTAGTGCCGGTCCATTCCCAGCATCCGCTTGGCATAATGGCCACTAGCCGGTGGAATGGCTCAGCCATGATCTGTGGCCGCGCGCTTGTTGGGCAACGCGGCCTCCCTGGTTGATTGGAAAAGCTGGACGAGATTGCGTTCCCGATCTCTGCGTGCGGCATAGTCTGCCAACCATGCATGGCGTTCTAGTTGGAGGTCGATGAGACGGGATATTGCGCGGTCGATCACTGTGCGTCTCCCGCTTCGCGGGTCGCGCTCTCGTCTGCGACGGAGCCGCTTTGCGTCTCCGCCCTCCGGGCTTCGATCGCTGACGCACACGACAGGCCATGTTCTGGCAGCGGCCACCATGCGAGATAAAGCGAACGCTGAAGCTCTGGATTCGCGTAAATGACTGACGCTTTCCCGCCACGCTCAAGCGCGTAGATACGCCGCCCATGTTTAGGAACTTTGGACATCGGTTGCCACGTCGCGTTAGGGACACTCGCCGAATGGCCGAGACCGCTTGCGGGCTCGGGGGCTTGCCCCGAGTGGCCCGACGGCGCAGCCGGAACGCCCGAAATGCTTTCGATCGGTGTCCCAATTCTCGATCTTCCATCTCTCACAATGAAGTCATCCCATCCTTGATCTGGAGAGAGGGTCATGCCGCGCGCACCTTGGGAGCGGCCAGCGTTCTGACGAGCCGCACTTTTGCGAGGCCCATGAAGCCAGCGCCGCCCTCGTAGGATCGCTCCGCCATGCCATCGGCAACGGCGTGCTCGAATAGCCACAATTCGTAGTCGTCTAGCTGGCCCACGAACAAGCCTTCGATGCGTTCAAGGTCCGTCATGCCGCCCTCCCGAGAAGCGGATCGCCATGCACTTCGGTAAGCTGCTCCGCATACCGTTCCTCGATTTCACGACAGCGGGCGGCGTAAGCGGAACGGCACTCGTCGCAGTAGCGCTCCCGCTCCCAATAGGCGGAGCGTCCACGGGGGGCTTTCGCCATTGCCGAGCTGTGCTCGATTGCTGCCTGTGCAAGCTCTCCATCGCGCGCTCTTTCTGCGGCGGTGCGAGGAGGCTTTCCCGTGACGGCGGCGAAGAAGTCTGCCCCCGATACGCGAGAGGCGTCGGCGATGATGAGACGCGTGTTCACTGTGCGTCTCCGGATGGGGCGTCTGCCTTCGGCACCGCGCTCTCGCCTTCGGTCGCTGACGCGAGGTTTAGCAGCCTGTAAGCGAGCCAATTCAGGTCTTGGAAGCGGACGTATATCTCGCTGTCGTCGCTCTCGTTGGCGCGGATGGTCACCACATCGTTGAAAAAGCGGGCGCCCAGATCGAAGCTGACAGACAGCCGTTCGCCACCGCCCTCGAAGTGAAGCACATATTTCATCGCCGAGAGCGCGCTTGTGAACGCGTTAGGGATCGAAGCCTCTGGTGAAGACGCGGTGCAACTCGCGGCTTCATCCGAAGGACGAGAGCCCGACCCCGAAGGGGGAACGCCCGTCACGACAACACCCACAAGTATCGACCAGCAACAACAGCAACAGCCAATCCCACAGCAACAAGTGCAAACACTTCAGTCCACACCTCACCATTAAGACGGAAGAACATCACCAATCTCGATTCACCGGGAACAACCCTGTGACGAGTGGGGCGGTAGTCCTCTGCGCGCGTCCAATCGCGCTTGCGGTAGATCGCTTCGAGGTCGCGGACGGGGATGGGCGGGACGCTCATGCCAGCACCGATACCGCCAGCGCTGCCCACGCGGCCTTGCAGGCAATGTGGAGCGTTTGATCTGTGTTGAAGCCGATCTTGCCGGTGCATTTCGCGTCGTCGATTGTCGCGTGCGCCAGCACTTCAGCGAGGCCGAGCAGCGGACTTCCCGTCAGTAGCGCCACGGCTCCGCCATGGATGATCGCGTGCGCGCCAAGCGCCTGATACCAGGGAACGCCCGGAATTGGCGCTGCGCGATTCTTGGCGCGGGCGAGAAAGTCGCCTTGCAGCGGATAGTCGCACAGAGCGTACGCAGCGATTAGCGCGCCGAACAATGGCAGGAACGTCATTGCAGTTCTCCTGCGATAGCGATTGAAGCCCGGAGGGCCGACGACGCCGAAGGCGGCGCGGTGCGAAGCACGAAAGCGCGGGCCTCGTCAGAGGCATCGCCAAGAAAGGGGCGCGCCGACAAAGGGGCATAAGTCAGCGCGCAGACGTGTAGGGAGCACACGCCTTCGGGGAGAGGGTTGGGGGTCATGCGGACACCTGTGCGCGACAGATTTCATCGCGCGGACTGTCCTCGCCGCAGACCTTGCAGCGGAGCGTGTGAAGCTCGCCGTTGCCAGCCTTTATCTCGCGCGGGCAGTCAGGCTCCCCAGCACCCCAAAACTTGTGCTTGGGCGGGTTATCGAACTTCGCCTGCAACTCGCCGAGTTGCATATGCAGATCGATGATGCTCGCCCCTTGACGCTCCAACACGTCAGCGGCGATGCGCAGGAACTTCGCCAGTTCGGGTACGGTCGTTAAGTCCCGGGTAGCCATAACCCAGCGCTCCTCTGCTGCTGTATCTGTTCTCATCCTCGCGGCGGGCGCAGGGGGTTGGACGCCCGCCGTCTGGGGAGATCAGGCGGTGCGCCAAATGCGCGCGGCGGTTTGGGACATTTTGCGAGTGGTGAACTTCGCGGTCGGATTGTGCCGCTTGGCGTATCCACGGGCGCAGTTGCCGATGGTCGTCATGACCTGCTCGATCTTCTTGGCGTGCTTGCCGGTGTATTCGGACAGGTTCACTTCGAAGCTGTCGCCGACCCGCATGTGCGCAAAGGGATAGGTTGTTGGCCGCCCATTGGTGCCGAACTTGCGCGGCGGCAGCGGAATGTTGCTTTCGATGATGTATTTGCTCGTTGCACCGCCGAATGACGCCGGGGTGTATGAGCTGTAGCGTTCCAGAACGGTTGCCATGTGCTTCACCTCTAGGACGGCGGGATGCCGTGCCTATGGTTTGCCATCAGCAAAGTGGCCTGTCAACAAAAATGTTGCTTAGAGCAAAGTCACCTTTGCGCTTGGTCGGAATCGCTCTCTTCGGTCCCGGCGATCACCTTTATCAGCGCAAGCGCCTGATTGCGGGCATGGGGCGACATCACATCCCACAGGTCGATCAGCTCTCCAGGTATCGCGACAACCTTCTTGCCGCCCTCTATCGGCGGCGGCTCGTCGAGTATCTTTCCGGGCGTAGTTTTAAGCGCTTGCGCCATCTGCACGAGACGGTCGGGGCCGATGTTGCGCGCCCCCGTCTCATAGGCGCTGATGGTTCCCGGACTCGCGGGCGGATCGAGCATCGCTCCGAGCTGTTCGCCCGTCAGGCCCGCGTAGTGCCGCCATTCCCTTAGGAAGATCACGCGCGGCATTATGCCTTGCGGGATGCAAGAAGGCGTCAGACTGTCAGCAAAGATTTCCGCTTGCATTCGAGTTTGCCCTGTGCAAAGAAAAGCGCATGGCGAAACTCTCACCAACGGAATTGTCGAAGCGGATCGGGATTAGCGTCCCCTACGCTAGTCAGCTCCTGACGGGCACACGGGAGAAGCCGTCACTGGAGTTGGCGCTCCAGATATACGACGAAACCGGCCTTCAGCTCGGTTTGCTGAAGGGTCTGAAGGCCGAAGAAATTCAAGTGATGCGGAAGGCCGCCGCCTAATGCGCGCTGGCGTTCTCGTCGCTCTCGGGCGCGGGGAAGGCGATAACTTCCGCTCTGCCCTGACGATCATATTCGACGACCGCCGACTTGGCGAGCTTGATTGCCAGAACGAACGTCGAAAGCAGCATGACGCGCTCGATGTGAACGCGCCCGATGTCTTGGTGAACGTGAACGAGGCCGTCCCTAATCTCGAAATGCGGCGGCCCTTCAACGAAGAACACCGCGTCGAGACTTGGGAAGCCCATACGTCCTCCGCTCCAACAACAACCGAGCGGGGCATTTGTGCCTGTCGAAAAGTTAATGGTTCATGGACACGCCCAGCAATAACGGCGGTTAGCGCGCCCGCTCGGCTGACCAGTTCAGCACAAGCGGAGGATTGAAAATGGGGCGGGGGATCAAACTGCTGTTCGCCAGATGCCGCACCGAGGTGGCCGCATACACCGCCATCTTCAATCTCGGGTTCTCGTTTTTCGTCGGCGTGCATGAGCTCCTGCTCCATCGCGGCGAGCCTCATGCATGGGACGCGATACTGGTGCTCATCGTGCCGCCGATCATCTTTGCGCTGTGCGTGTGGCTTCCGGGCGAGGAAGCCTAGATGCGCCCCCTCCCACCCATCACCATCTATGGAGACTGGCCGCATTTGCCTGCTGAATTGCGGGGAAGCGAGCCGAGGACCGGAATTGCCCAGCGGGGGAGAGGGTCTGAAGCCAGCCCTCGGCTCTGCAACGTCGCACCTCATTGCGGAAGCGGTATGTAATGGCATCCGCTCCGAACGCCTTCCCCCTCGCGCAAGAAAGGTTTCCCCGCTCGCTTTGGGGCCGCCCAACGCGCAACGGCTATCGTGCTGCTATCAAACAAATAATCCTCGAACTGAAGGCGCGCAAAAATCTTTCGGATCAGGAGCTGGCGGACCTTCTTGGCTGCCACAAAGAGACGATTGAGAACGCGCAGGAAGAGGCGAACAGCCTTGATGTCGTCACCCTCCTGAACATCGCTTATGCGTTCGGGGAAGAGGCTATCCAGCCCGTGCGCGACATCTACCTGTGCGCGCCCACCGAACAGCCGACAATCGAAGATCGCCTTGCCCGCATCGAGGGCGAGGCGGCGGCCATTCGTCGGGAGATGGCGCAATGAGCTTCCGCGAGGAAACCATTGGCCGCGCCCGTCTGATACTTGGCGATTGCCGAGAGGTGCTTCCGACGCTCGGCAGGGTGGACGCGGTTGTGACTGATCCGCCGTATGGGATTGGCGTGGGCAAAATGAACCTCGGCGGTTGCGTGGCGTCGAGGATGGAAAAGACCGATTGGGATGACGCGGCCCCAGACCTGTCGCCCGTGCTGGCTCTTGGCGGCGAGAAAATCATCTGGGGCGGCAATTACTTCGGGCTTCCTCCATCCCGAGGGTGGCTGGTGTGGCATAAGGGGGAGAGCTTCGAGGGCCGTAGCTTCGCCGAATGCGAGTTGGCGTGGACAAGTCTCGACATGGTGGTGCGCCAGTTCAAACACTGGCAAATCAAAGAGGGTATTGAGCGCGAACACCCAACACAAAAACCAGTGCAGGTCATGCGCTGGTGCCTATCGTTCGTGCCAAAGGCTCAGGCCATCCTCGACCCCTTCATGGGCAGCGGAACCACTGGAGTTGCCGCTGTGCAGATGGGCCGAGACTTCATCGGCATAGAGCGCGAGCCCAAGTATTTCGACATCGCCTGCAAGCGCATCGAAAATGCTCAGCGGCAGGGCGACATGTTCGTGGATGCGGCATGACCCGCTTTCTCACCCAGCTCGAAGAAGCTGACTAGCGGCGATGGGCGGGGGACAAATCGAGCTACCGTGGCCGCCGGCCAAGCTGAGCCCGAACGGCTCACGCGGCTCCTATCACGCGCACGCTGCCGCTGCTCGCAAATATCGCGCGGAATGCGTGCTGTTCCTCAAGACGCAGCCGGTTCCAAAGCTCTTCGTCGATCCTCCGATAATGCTGGAGCTGACGTTCTGCCCGCCGACGCGGCGACTGTCCGACCTCGACAATCTTCTCGCCCGATCGAAGCAGGGAATCGACGCCCTGGCCGAAGCGATGGGCGTCAACGACCAGTGCTTCGAATACACGCTGCGCCGTGGCGATCCGGTGAAGCATGGGGCCGTGAAGGTGAGGCTCGCATGAAACCGCCTCACCCATCATGCACGAAGCTCCAGAACTTCGTCGCAACCCTGCTCGCGCACGGCAACGCGCCCGAAAGCCTCGACCTCTACCAGCTCGCCAAGTTCAACACCTGGACCACGGCAGACGAATTGCTGGTCGAGTTCCGGATTCAACAGAACGGCACACGCAAGCTGCCGGAAGAGGTGGCCGCGAGCTGCCCGGCAATCCCCGAAACGCAAGGAGAGGGTAAGTGACCCATCCGTTCAAGGTAGAGGATTCGGAGATCGCGTCCCTGTTCTACCTGAAGGACGACAAGAAGATTGCGGAATATCTCGGCATCGCGGTTGAGCGTGTGGCCGGTGTCCGCGCCAAGCGTGCGCCAAAGCACGATCCCGTTCCTGAGCCGGTTGCGGTCGTTCCCGCGCCGCCGCCAGCGCCAGCTCCAGTTGCGCTGCCCGAGCCGCTTGAGGAAGCGATGGCCGCACCACCGCTTACGCCAGAGAATGTTTACGCGCCCAAGCTCTGCCCGACGTGCGGAGCGCCGCTCGAACAACGTTTGATGATCTCGCATATTCAGGCGCTCGTCGCGGCCTACTATCAGGTGCCTGTCAGGTCGATGGTGTCGGCTCAGCGCAGCCGTGAGTTCGCGCATCCCCGGCAGATCGCAATGTATCTCGCGTCAGAGCTTACGCCGAAGTCGCTGCCTGACATCGGGCGGCGCTTCAGCCGTGACCACACCACCGTCATTTACGCAATCCGCGCAGTGCAGCAGCGGATGCTGGAAGATGCCGAGATCGAGGCGGACATTAAGGCGCTCCGCGAGAGACTGGCCGCATGAGGTGGGTCCGCACCACCGGCGTTCAACCGCGCACGAAGGCCGAGAAGGTATTCGTGAAGTGGCAGAACGGCCTCGTCAGCAAGCAAGCGTATCCCGTCAAGGGCCTGCGCTGGTCGGACCTTGGCGATGCATGGGACATCGTTGCCTATTTCGCGGTTGATGAGCGCGAGGAGCAAGCCGCATGAAATACGTTTACTTCGTGCAAACGCCGACCGTCGATGGGATGGTCGCGGTTAAAATCGGCATCGCCCGCAATCCTCACGCACGCATCCGTGAGTTGCAGTGCGGCAATCCATGCAAAATGCGCCTGGTTGCCTACGTCGCCGGAGACGATCGGCTCGAACGGCGGCTGCACGCAACATTCGATTCAATTGGCCTTCGCGGTGAATGGTTCGCTCGCATCGGCAAGCTCGATTCCTTGCTCCTGTATCTTGAAATGTATGTCGAGGAGAACGGCAACCACGAGATTTCGTTCGATCAATTCGAGACGGCAATCAGCGATAACGTCGCCAACGACTCTTGGATGCCGGTCTGTCCTGAATCCGAAGAGGAATACGAGGCCACGGCAGATCGCGCGCTGTGGCGGGAATACGAGTTCCAGTGAGTGTCCGCGTCATGACCTTGGTAT